GAGAAAGAAACTCTGGTCATTCCTAATATTTGCATCCATATTTTCCGCAGTCATTTATCCACTAGAAGGTTCTTGGACTTGGGGTGGTGGATTCCTAAGTGAACTAGGATTTTTTGATTTTGCTGGTTCTGGTATTGTCCATATGGCAGGTGCTGCCGCAGCTCTTGCCGCTGTTATAATTATTGGACCCCGTGATGGTAAATATGATAAGAACGGAAAACCAAAGAATATTCCAGGCTCAAATATGCCCCTAGTTGCATTGGGCACATTAATTTTGTGGTTGGGTTGGTTCTTCTTTAATGGTGGTTCACAGTTAGCATTTTCTACCATTGCTGATGCAAATGCATTAGGTAAAATATTTGTTAACACAAACATGGCAGCTGCGGGTGGACTATTAGGTGCAATGATTGTATCTAAACTCTGGACAAAGAAAGTCATTCTCAACGTGACACTGAATGGAGCATTGGCAGGACTTGTAGTCATCACCGCTGATCCATACTCACCAAGCCCTGAGATTGCCGTGCTGTATGGTATGCTAGGTGGTGTGGTGGTTCCATTTGCTATGACTCTTCTAGAGAAGTGGGGCATTGATGATCCTGTTGGTGCAATTTCTGTACACGGTGTTGCTGGTATAATCGGACTACTATTAGTTCCTATCTTCAATGCAGATTCCACAGTTTTAGCACAATCAATCGGCATAGTAACTATCGGTGGATTTGTGTTCGTATCGTCTTTAGGCATATGGTGGTCACTCCACAAGACCATTGGTATTCGTGTGGGTAAGAAAGAAGAGGAAGTTGGTTCTGATATGTACGAAGGCACAGGAAACGCTTATCCAGAGTTTATGAGTAAATAAAATGGAACCTCAAATGTTCAAACATGACCCCGTTTCCTTACCAGAAATTACGGCAAAAAATACTAACGGTATTCGTCTATACAATACGCCAGAGGGTAACAAGTACCCATCTATTACTACTGTTCTATCAGTCCGTAATAAGAAAGGACTTTTTGAGTGGCGTAAGCGTGTTGGTGAAGACGTTGCAAACCATATTGCAAGAACTGCTGCAGCAAGAGGTACTAAAGTTCATCATATGTGCGAGGACTACCTCAACAATATGCATATTGAATGGCCTGAGAAGTGGAAGAAACATAAGGAACATTTTCTTCCTATGTGTCTATTCAATCAGTTGAAAGAAAAGGTTCTATGTCATATAAATAACATATATGCTCAAGAGTGCGGCCTGTACAGTGATAAATACGGAATTGCTGGTAGAGCCGACTGTATTGCGTATTATAAAGGGAAGTTGTCAATCATTGACTTCAAGACCTCGACTAAAGAACGTACAGATGCTTTTAATGAGAACTACTATATACAGGGTTCTGCCTATGCTGAGATGTTTGGTGAAAGAACAGGTATAATTATTGAACAGGTTGTTATTCTTGTTGTTACTGAAGACGGAACCGTGCAAGAGTTTATAAAGAAAAAATACGATTATCTTGAGCCTCTCATTGAAACTATTGCAGAATGGAGAAGGAAAAATGAAGTATTTATTAGCGATGATAATAATCGCCTTCCTAGTATACTCCCCTAACGCGGCATCAGCAGATACTGATAAAGTATGGGTAAAGGGTGATACAATTGTAGCAGTAACTATTTGTATGACTGAAGAAACAATTTTGAAAATGGTGAAGGCTGATACAATAAGTGAAGAAGAAGTTCTTGCAAGAATGTATGCTCTTACAAGATTAAAACATTGTATAAGTCTTCCTATGCCCCTACCATTTTATGTCAGGTCGCTTTTTGTAGAATATAAAGATTTTGCACAGAGGGATAGTGTGGTGTTGTCCGTAGCAAAAATAACTGAACCAGATGAACATATTGGATTTGTTCTTGCTGAAGGAACATATAAAATTGACAAAGGTATTTAAAAAAGGGTATTGACAAATGCCCCCCAGCATGGTATAAATAAGATACAGTTTGATGATACAAATCAAATGCTGAACTGGACGGGAGTGCAATTCTCCCCACCTCCACCAAATCCCATATATTCATATGGGGGTGAATTAGGATCGACAGGCAGAGATAGATGAGAGTAGAACTGTGGATTGATCGCCTTATAGGTCAAAAACACTAAACGCAAACGACAATTTTGCACCTATGGCACTTGCTGCGTAAGCAGTAAATGTTAATGGAGTTTCGGTAGGTTCCTTAGCAACAGAATAACCTACCACTTTAAAGGATGAAATACTTTTATCCTATTTGTCATGATAAGGAGATATTTTTTTATGACTACTACCACCCAGACCGCAAAGGTCGCAGCCGCACTAGTTAATGGTGCATCACTAACCGCTAAACAGATTACATCACGTTATGGTGTTAAAAATGTTCGTGCAGTTATTAGCCAACTTCGTTCAGAAGGTCTTTCGATCTATTTGAACAAGCGTGTATCGTCTTTTGACGGTGAGACATATATGAAGTATATGCTCGGTACACCTACTAGGGCAGTTGTAGCTGCTGGTTACAAGGCACTACGCACAGCGTAATGTCTAGGAATTGCTGTATATCGACTTCGGACGCAGCAGGGGTCATCACCTAATAGATGCGTGGGGGGTCATGGTTAACCCCCCAACTTTTAATTATTATGAAAGAATATGTAAATGCCTTTGAATACATCTAAAACATTTTCCCTTAAAATAGAAGAGATTGCTCTTGAAAAAAGTATAACTCACATGGATGCCGTATTGTGGTATTGTGAGAGAGAAGGTCTTGAGCCTGACTCATTACGTCCTTTAATTTCAAAATCACTGAAGGAAAAAATCGAAGCAAACGCAAGAGAATTAAATTATTTACCAAAATGTGCTCAATTACCCATATAAGGTACTTGACTTTTATGTTGGTTTGTAGTAGTATTAACTTATGTTCAACTGTCAGGACTGATGACAGCAACCCTTGCAATGGAGACTTCAAATGGAAGTAACAGTGCATTTGGATGGTGATTCCACCATCCGTGAAGAAGGTTTCTTCGCCTCGAAGATACAAAACCTTCTTGACCAAGTTAAGGCGCTCGAATTCGATAACGCCGAATTGGTTAAGTCTAACGAAGAGTTGGCAGAACGAGTAAAGAAGCTTGCCTCCCGTCAACCAAGTTGGCCAAAAGGATATCGTCCGAATCGTAATAATCGGCGATAGATGAATGTGTGCCGGTGTAGCTCAACGGTAGAGCAATTGCTTTGTAAGCAATAGGTTGTGAGTTCGATTCTTACCACCGGCACCATTTTTGGAGTTTATAATGGAATATAAATCAGAACTTTCTTTTTTAACAGAAATTGGTTGTCAAGAATTACCTCACTCTGGCCGAACTTTATATGATCATTTACATGGAACTGCTCAGATTTTAATCGATCATGATAGACCAGATTATGAAGTTAAGGCAGGATTGTTTCATTCGATATATGGAACAGAGATTTATGATAAATCAAAAAAAATAGGTATCCCTAGACAAGCTGTCCGTGACCTTATTGGGGAGCATGCAGAGTTGCTTGCATTTATATTCTGTGAAACTGATGACCGAGCTCGTAAGATAATTCAAGGTGAAGACTTTGAAGAAAAGTATATTGAGGCTCTACGTTGGATAGAATATGCAAATGTGCTTGAACAAAACAAACACAGCACGTTGCTAGTTCCTCTTAGAACACGTTTGGGTATTTACGATGGTTGATCTAAACTTTAGACCATTATTCCCATCACCTTTTGCATTTGCAAATTTTGGACAAGCAGCAGCACCACTAAATAAAAAACTCGTTAAGGATATTGATGCTGAAGTTGCTGATTACCAAGGAGTAACAGAAGAAAGATCATTTGCACTAAATTCTTGTGGGTGGCAATCAAGATCGGGGCTAGAGAAAACTCATAATAGTTTCGAGGAACTTTCAGTTGCAATTACTAAATGTCTCTCTCCTATGCTATCCCAAAGCGGTATTGAAGATGAATATGCATCACAATTGAAAGCCACTGGGTTGTGGGCAAATGTTATTTTGGCTGCTGGTGGCTTCTCTGAACCACATATTCATGGAACCGGCAAAACTTTGTGGACAGGGGTATACTACCCAGCTGGACCAGAAGAAGACTTAGATAATTTTGATGTCAATAAACATGTGATTGGAGAGACTACGCCAGGAAGTGGAAATCTAGTTTTAAAAGACCCAGCATTTGTGCAGAAAAGGTTGATCAAAGCCCCATATAAACATAGACAATATTATGGTGCTTCTATTACCGTAGTTCCTAGAGAATCACTTCTTGTAATATTTCCAACTTGGATTGAACACTATGTTCAGCCAGTAATAGATAATAATAAGAGATATAGTATCTCTTTTTGCGTAAACAAACTAGAGGATGTTACCAAATAATGAAAGTACGTTTAATTAGTTATTCAGAGGCATATGATAATGATCCAGTTTCAGTAAAGAAACCTGATATTGAACATTTGATAGCATATTGTGCTAGAGTGTCCAATCCAGACAATCAAAACAACTCTGCCACATCAGAGAAGCTTATAAAATACCTCGTCAAAAACAAACACTGGTCGCCGTTAGAGATGGTCAATGCATGTCTTGAGATAGAGACAACAAGAGACATTGGACGGCAGATATTGCGCCATCGTTCATTCTCATTCCAAGAGTTCAGTCAACGATATGCTGACCCAACAAAAGACTTGGATTTTGTGACTAGAGAGGCACGTTTGCAAGATGACAAAAATCGTCAGAACAGTATAGAGACAGAAGACGATATATTACAGAACCAGTGGGAAATGCGTCAAAAGTCATTGATTGAATTATCACAAGAAACTTATAATTGGGCAATCGAAAAGGGTATCGCAAAAGAGCAAGCTCGGGCAGTGCTACCAGAAGGACTAACTGTATCTCGAATGTATATGAATGGAACCCTTCGCAGTTGGGTTCACTACATAGAACTAAGAAGTGCTAACGGCACACAGAAAGAGCATATGGATATTGCAAAAGCCTGTGCAGTGGAAATTGCGAGAATATTTCCTTTGATCGGAGAGTTACATAATGACTGAAATTCCTATTTTCCCAGCTGGTGTGTTGAAGATATACCAAAATCCTAATCCACCAGAAGTTCCTTCTATGGATGAGTTTGAATTTAATCAACAAGCAGTTGCAAATCCCGATACAACACAGTTCAAGGATACCCCTAACATCATTGACCATGAAGGTCTTGCTGATCTAAGGACATGGTTCTATGAATGCACCAAAGATTATCTTGACAATGTAATGACTCTTGATCATCGTGATTTTTGGATTCATGAGAGTTGGTTGAACAGTGCAGACCCAGGCAGTCAACAGAGTATGCACAATCATGGCAATTCTCTTATCAGTGGTGTGTATTATGTCAAGTCTAGTCCAAAGCATCCACCTCTAGTGTTTGAGAAGATGCCGTCAAATAGTGACCCATTTTTCTCACTGAGAAAGCACTACAGTAAAGCAAATGCAAACTTTACTAACAAGATTGCTATGCCTTGTACAGAGGGTTCATTAATAATGTTCAACTCGTATCTGTTTCATGGTTTCTCACAGAATGTCACAGATGAATCAAGGATCAGCCTTGCATTCAATGTACTTGCAAACCTGTCTGAGCGTGACGCATATAAACTTGACTTTGTAAAGAATGAACGTTGGTTAGATGATGCGTCTGTAAGCTACACGGTAAGCACTGATGGTGCGTCTGGTAAGATTGACCGAAGGATGAGTAAGTGAAATCTCTAGTAATAGGGAATGGTGAGTCTAGGTCATGGTTTAAACCATGCCATCAGACCATCATGGACGAAGAAGTTATTACATGGGGATGTAATGCAATCTATCGTGATGGCCCTCATTGTGTGCATAATCTGGTTGCAATGGACTATGCAATGCAACAGGAGATATATGACTCTGGTTGGGCATTAGAGAATCCAGAGTTTGGTGATATACACAATGTGTATTTTGCGAACTGGAGTGTTGTTCCATCTGAGGTTGCTGATGCCATGTTGATGGGATTTGACATACCAGAATCTTTTATTCATCGTAGTAAGAATAGAACAGACAATTGTGTAATAGGTGGTAAAGACCCAGCCACATTACATGAGAAGATTGAGTCAATGATGTTACAGTTTCCCCTTCTTGATACACAAGATTTAAAGTTGAAGATGGAAAAAGACGTTGGCCTCTGGATTACATATGTTGATGATGTAAGAGATGCTGTGCTACCAATTGAAGGTCATGCTGGATGGTCAACAGGAAATACTGCTTTGTCCTTGGCGTGTTATGAAAATGATGAATCAGATGATTTTGATAAACATGAGGTATACATGTTAGGATTTGATCTGAGTAGTTACAATGAATCGTTAAATAATCTATACAAGGGAACTGATAATTATTTACCAGAAGATGCTAAAGGATTTAATCCTATCAATTGGGTAAATCAAATGAGTGAAATCTTTGATACATGGCGTGACCAGACTTTTTATTGGGTAGACTGTGAAGTATTGGGATCACAAGATTGGCACGGTTCATCTATAAAAGATTATCATGGCAATGTACAACTAATTACAAAAGAAGAACTTTGTGATAAATTGAAAATAGTATAAGGAGAAATTATGCCAAAAAGACCAGAACTAGCACTGAAAAGTGGAAAGAGTAAGGGACTTAAAAAGTCCCAAGTAGAAGCTCATAAGAGAACCGCAGATGTTTGGGAACTTGCGGGTAAGGGTGACTATTACGAATCTGAATCCTATAAAGATTTAGTGGAAGCACAAAAACGATCTAATATTCCAAGAGAAGAAAAGGTCGCTGCTTATGCTGATGAGGGATTTGACAAGGATGGATTCAAAGATGGAGTTCATAAGACCGGCCTTTTGCTGGAAGAATAAACACAAAAGGGTATTGACTATTATACCCTATTGTGTTACTATTATAAAATCAACATACGCAAACATAAGGAAACATACGATATGTCATTTGCTACAATGAAGAAACAAAACAGTCTTGATTCACTGCTGGGTGCTGCCCAGAAAGAATCTGCTCCCCAAGATAAAAAGAGTTATAAGGATGAGCGACTTTGGAAACCTACGATGGATAAGTCTGGCAACGGATATGCCGTCATTCGTTTCCTTCCGGCATGTGAAGGTGAAGACCTTCCTTGGGCCAAGGTTTGGAACCATGCGTTTCAAGGACCAACTGGTCAGTGGTTCATTGAGAACTCTCTTACCACTCTCGGCAACAACGATCCTGTATCGGAGTATAATTCCAAACTCTGGAACTCTGGTGTAGAATCTGATAAGGAGATTGCCCGTAAACAGAAGCGTAAGTTGCAATACTTCGCCAACATTTATGTGGTAAGTGATTCGGCCAACCCTCTGAATGAGGGTAAAGTGATGCTCTATCGTTTTGGTAAGAAAATCTTTGATAAGGTTATGGAAGCAATGCAACCCGCCTTTGAAGACGAATCTCCTATCAACCCATTTGATTTCTGGGGTGGTGCGAACTTCAAACTGAAGCTTCGCAAAGTTGATGGTTACTGGAACTATGATAAGTCTGAATTTGAGGGCGTATCTGCACTCTCTGATGACGATACTGTTCTGGAAGAAATCTATAAGAAACAGTATCCTCTAGTTGAGTTTACTGCTGTCTCCAACTTCAAGTCCTATGATGAGTTGAAGACTCGTCTGGACATGGTTCTCTCCGGCACAGTTGCTGCAAATACTACAGTGCAGACGCTGATGGAAGACGAACCAACTGCTACTCTTAGGGTTGATACCAAAGAGTCTCCGGCACCAACAGTGACCGTATCAGCAGATGATGATAATGAAGATGACGCAATGTCATATTTTGAGAAGTTGCGAGATGAAGGATAGTTAGAAATAACTTTCCTCAGCAGAACCCCTCACTGAATTTCAGTGGGGGGTTTTCTTTTAGAAATCCAATGAGCGTCTTAGTATTGAAGCAGAGTGCGAAGTCGGCATGTTTTGTACTGGCACCGTATTGCTTGTATTAGAGTTATTTACTACAGATGAGGTTTGTGGTGCATTTACAGCGACATTATTTGTTGCGGGCCCCTGACCAGCACCGCCACCACTGTTGATTTCATTTGCTTGAAACATCTTCATGTTGGCGCTCGGACTTCTGCCGGGCTGGATGGTTGGGTTTGCCGCTCTACCGCCTGTGAGGTCAAAGTTTTTC